GCTTGACTGAAGTCTTCAACATCAGGAAAAGCTCTAGACAAAGTAAGTATCTCAGCACCGGATGCTATACCTGCTTTAAAGAGCCTTACATACTCATCCAAGGCACCAGAAATATCTTGAACAGTGGTTGGGCCTACCTGCTTGTCGAGCAAACACAACTCACCCTCAGATTCGAAAAGAGATTCTAGCCCTGGCTTCCAAGATTCAGGAGTAGGAATTTTACCGAAAGAGTAGTCTATAAAATTAGTTAGCCCTGATGAATTCCCCATACTACTCCATGTACTGCGGGAGTTCCTGATGCCGCTACCGCAGAAATTTTTGTTCTAAAGTCCACAGGCCATGTTGTTTCAAATACTTCACCAGGCCCAATCTTAAATCCCGCAGTAGCTGAAGCCGTCTGGTCAAGGGCTACATACACATCAATAGAGGCGTGAGTATTCTTTAATCTAAGACCCCGTATAACTGACATTCCTGCTCGACGTTTAGACTCTGATGCATTAGCAGTTCCTACCCATTCGTAATTTACCCCTTGTGCTCCATCAACGTAGTCAGTAATACTACTATCCTTACGTAGTTCCACATGTACTTTATCAACATAGAAGTCTATGTTGTGTTGAGCAACTGAGACAACAGCAACTCTATAGGTAGATGGTGGTCTAGTTATAGGATGCTGAAGGGATAGCCTCACGAAACCCGCAGTCAAATTATGGGTTGCCGTAGCAAGTAATTCCACTCCAGCACTATCCTGAATAGAAAGTTTAACATCTCCTGAAGCCGATGCTCCCCTAACTTCAACACTAGCGGTTAGGACTGAGCCTTCGGGATGACCAACTAGACTAGGAGTCGTATAGTAAACCCCTTCTCCTACCGCAGCATTCGCAGGGTTAACTAACAAGGAATAAGTTCCAGTAGCTGCTTGTGCACTACTCTGAGAGATGGCTGACCCTGTAGCAGTAAACTCAGTCAAAGCATTAAGTTCAATTGATGGATTCCTTACCATATTAACAGAGGGCATTCCTCTATCGACAGTGAATACATCTGATGCCGTTGTTGACAGGGTTGCCGTAATAGGTGCATACTTTGTGAAAGCATGAACACTTGTTCTAGTACTTGGGTCAACTTCCCAAGAAGCCCATTCATCCGCTCTATCATTTGCCATATTTATTTATCTCCTGAAAGAAACCATTTAAATAGTACTGTGAGTCCTCCCATGACAGCAATGGTATGGACAAATAATAATCCTACCCCAAGGTAAGCTGATTTCATTCCTGTTAATCTACTTTTCCACTCATATATCTCATCTATGTTAGTGTCTAGCCTTTCAAGTTTAGCACACATCTGTTCGTTTAACTTTGTCTGGCTTTCAATGTAGCTATCAAGTCTTTCCATATATATTGCTAACTTAATATCTAAATCTGTCTGGTTGATAGCCATGCTATATTAAACCCCCACATGAATATGAAAGAGAGGGTGAGGGAATATTACAGCCCTCACCCCCTCAGATTACTTAAGCAGTAAGGTCAGCTATCTTAGCCTGAACCCACATGTTTTTGCACCGTAACTCACCCATCGTGTACAACAGACCACGAACAACTAGTTGGTTCGCAGCGAAGTAATCACGGTTCTCAATATATTGAGTAGGTTGAGCAATAGCCATTTCAAGATAATCGGTATCCAACACGTAAATGTTAGAACCCAAAACGGCATCGGTAGTCGATACAGACTTCGGCACATCCGCATCAGGTAGGATTGGGATACCCATATAGGTAGCCAGAACCAATCCAGTACGAGTACCAGGGAATGTACGCTCAGAGCCTACACCAACCTGATATTCTTCCTGACCCATATACCGTTGAGCGGAGTTTAGCAACCGCTCTAGCTTGAAGTACTGATCGTGTCCCATGAGGATGAGCTTTGGCTCACCACCATTTTCCCGAACTTTCTGAATAGCTGTATCAATCAGAGTAAGGGAGAGTTCACGACCTGTGCCGCCGTTATAAGAAACGAAAGCACCGGCATTCCAATCGTCTTTAACACGACCACCAAATGTGAGGTCATAAGCCCGAACACCACCTTCGGAGGTGAAGTTGGCGTGACCAGCAGCCAAGTTACCAAAAGACGCTCCGTCTTCAGCAACAATGTCATCAATGCTAGTAAAGCCAGCACGAGCGTGGATTGCCATGCCATCCCCATCAGCAGGAGTAGCTTGGAAGGCAGTACTGACAGTAACCGTTCCACCTGAAATAGCGGAGACTACACGAGTGTTCGTGTCCCAGTTAGGATTAGGGCTAGCACTGATATCATAGTGAACAACTGTATCCCCAATCTTAAAGTGCTTTCCTATAGCAGTAGGTACTATAAATGTAGTACTACTACCACCAGAAACCAAATAAGCAGCTCCAGCCAGGATCTCCTCATTGATTTCTTTCACATGGTCGAGTTGAGCATGTTCATTCTCCATTGCGAGAACATCTCCGATACCACCTTCCATCTGCGCCGTGAAGACGGACTTCACGGAAGCACCGAAGGTCGTAGAGATTATACGAGGCAAGCTCGATATAGTCTCAATGTTGGAGACATCCACTGTTGGCAGACCACCCGATTCTGAAACAGGACGGGAGCGGTTTGCACCACGGTCTGAACGAACACGCCAACCAGCTGTGTTGCCCCAGACTACTCTGGGAATTGCATTAAAGAACCGTGTCTGGTTGTTCAATGCCTGCCATACTTTACGTCCATACGTAGTATTAAAGATACCAGTATCTGTATCTACAGTGAAGCCACCAATGTCGCCTTTCGACAAATAGTCAGACCCAAAGACTGATTGATACATACCACGTTGCGACTGAGCTAGATATTCTGCAAGTGATGGATTAGCCATAATTAATTATCTCCTTATTTTTAGCTTAGAAGCTCACGGGGAATTCCGTCTGTCTGACCAGCCTGAACACGGGTTTGAAGTTCCCGCAATTCTTTATAAGACAGGTTAACCAGTTGGTCAACTGTGTCTCCTTCAGTCTGCTGTTTAACAATCGGAGTCGTTCCGTCAGTTCCCAAGTCATACGAAATTTGTCGAGGGGCTGTCAAGCCAGTCTCTTCACGGAAACCCATCTTCCGCAAGCGTTCTTCAGATTCAGTTTGAACCTGCTTTGAGATGTTGCCCTCAACGTTTGACAACTGCAATTGGAGGTCATTCAATTGCTTAGTAAGGTCTTCTACAGACTTAGTGTCATATCTAGGCCCAGCTTCATCGTCTTCTTTATCTTCTTCTTCATCCACAGGATGCTTTTCTTCATCGCCACCATCTTCTTTCTGCATAGCTTGAATAGTAGCTTGTACATCTGCAATGCCACGAGTGGCATCTACCTGGGTAGCAGAATCATCTGCATCATTACCAGTAGCTACTGATTTACCAGAACGTACTTTCAAACCGTCTACATCCAAACCATTATCAGACTTAATCATGTCAAAAACTTCGGTGGCAATTGACTTAACCAGTTCTGACTTTGCAACGTCTTCGTCCTTTCTCTTCTCTTCCTCATCGTCATCTTCGTCTGCTTTCGCCAAACGCTCATCCATTTTACGGAGAACATCAGCCACCGCAGAGAGGGCCAAGTTACTACCCTCCATTTGTTTCTCGATCCGTCCCAAAATCTCTTCAGCCATAATATAGATTCCTCCTTTATAATACACGCTAATATTAATAAAGGTTGGTCTAAGCCACCGCCGACCTTCATTATATAAATCCCTAAGTTATTATACTACAAATACAGAAAAAACCTACTAAAACTCTGTTTTAATCAGAAACTTCTAAAGGGTTTCCAGCATTAAGTTTTAGTATGTCATTACGAAAATCATACAAAGGTACTTGTACAAGCTTCTTAAACTTCTCACATTGAGTACCTTCAGGCATGGAAGCTTCTATTAAGTCCAAAACTTTCCCTACCATCCGTGAATGCCTAGCTAAGATAAATTCTTGGTCTTCTGTTATGTTCAACTTTTCAGTCATGTTAACCTCCTTCTGTTCTAGCCTAAACTAGTAATTACTATTGTTTTTGGCAGTGCCCCTGACAGGGCACCACCTGAACTTAAGACTTCTACCATAGATTGCTGCATACTCTG